CCTAAGATTCCTGATTTTAAAGTGTCAACCGTGTATTATCAGGTGGAGAACGGTCATGATCGTGATGGATTAGGGTCAGAAGAGAATTATTTTTGGAAAACTGCCAAAGAAAGGGCAGACAAACCCATAATTGTTGAAACAAATCCCACTATTGGAGGGGGAAATACCGCAAATTCAGAAGAAGGAGTCGTAAATATCAATATTGAACCAGAACTTGGATAATTTTTGTTAAAAAAACGGTATAAATAAATATAAAACTTGGTTCATGGCAACTAAAAGGGTATCAAAGGGGTTTAAAGACATAAGTTTGTCATTTGAACCTCATCCAGTTACTAAAGATCTGCCCATTCTTAAGAATGAAAGAGCAATTGCTCGATCTGTACGCAATATTGTAGAGACAATACCAACTGAAAAATTCTTTAATCCTGATTTTGGGTCAGATGTATACAAAAGTCTCTTTGATTTTGTTGATTTTGGTACTGCCAACATAATTCAAGACCAAATTAAAACATCAGTCAAGAATTTTGAACCAAGAGTTGATAATGTAAGGGTTGAAGTTGATCCAAAACCTGATGAAAACGAGTTTGAGGTCATCGTTATATATGATATTGTCGGTCAAGAGTTCCCAACTCAAGAATATTCATTCATATTAGAGGCTACAAGGTAATATGCCTTTTTCAAATTTTACAAATCTTGATTTCGATCAGATAAAAACATCAATTAAGGACTATCTTCGTGCAAATTCCACTTTTAGTGACTTTGACTTTGATGGTTCGAACTTTTCTGTCTTAATTGACACGTTAGCATACAATACTTACATCACAGCATTTAACTCAAATATGGTTGTGAATGAATCTTTTCTAGATTCTGCCACTTTGAGGCAAAATGTTGTATCATTAGCAGGAAATATAGGGTATACACCACGATCAAAAACGGCAGCAAATGCACAGGTATCCTTTACTGTGTCAGTAAATCCCTCATTAAGTTCAGTGACCTTGAAAGAGGGTCTAGTGTGCACTGGAGATGTTGATAATGAAACATATACCTTTGCAATTACTGAACCAATTAGCACAACCGTTGTGAATGGAAAGGCAAATTTTGAAAATGTGAATATTTACCAAGGAACTTACCTTGAAAAGGAGTTTACATATGATGGATCTCTTGATCAAAGATTTATTTTAGATAATGATTCAATTGATGCATCTAAAATCGTTGTTTTTGTTAAACCTTCGGGAGAAGAAAGTGAAGGAATAGATGGAATTGAATATACTCTTGTTGATAATATTGTAAATATTAATTCTGAGTCAAAAATATACTTATTAAACGAAATTCAAGATGAAAGATATGAATTAAAGTTTGGAGATGGATTTTTTGGTAAAAAATTGGGTAGTGACACTGGAGATGATGGTGATTTAGTTAAAGTAAAGTATATCACCACTGATGGTGAGGATGGAAATGGTGCTCAATCATTTACTTTTAGTGGTAAATTAGAATCTAATAAGGAATCTGTTTCTATTACTGAAGATGTCGTAGTAAAAACTATCGTAAAGGCACAAAATGGTGGAAATATTGAACCGATTGACTCAATTAAGTATTTTTCACCAATATATTATGCTGCTCAAAATAGAGCAGTGACTGCAAGGGATTATGAAGCTATAATTAAGAAAATTTATCCAAACACAGAGTCAGTTTCAGTAATTGGTGGTGAAGAACTTGATCCTCCAGAGTTTGGAACAGTTGCAATCAGTATAAAACCAAAAAATGGCAATTTAGTATCTGATTTTTCAAAAAATCAAATTTTATCTGGTTTAAAACAGTATTCCATTTCAGGTATTAATCAAAAATTGGTAGATTTAAAATTATTATACATTGAAATTGTATCAAATGTTTACTACAACGATTCATTAACATCAAATGTGAATACATTAAAAACAAATATTATAAATTCTTTAAATACGTATTCGAAATCGATTAATTTAAATAAATTTGGTGGTAGATTAAAATATAGTAAATTGCTTAAGACCATCGATGATACAGATCAATCAATTACTTCTAATATTACTCAAATTATAATAAGAAGAGATTTAAATATAGCAATAAATCAATTTGCTCAATATGAATTATGTTTTGGTAATAAATTTTATGTCAATAAAAACGGATTTAACATAAAATCAACGGGATTTACTATATTTGGGCAATCTGGAACATTATATTTCTCAGATGTTCCTAATTCCGATCTAAAAACTGGTATTTTAAGAATTATAAAGGTACTTGACGATGGAAACATCGAAAATGTAATTTCCTCAGCTGGATCTGTTGATTATGAGAAAGGTGAAGTTAATATATCTACAATTAATTTTTTATCATCGGTTAAAGATAACAATATTATTGAAATTCAAGCATTTCCAAGATCAAATGATGTTGTAGGTTTGAAAGACTTGTATGTAGATTTAAACATCTCAAATAGTTCAATAAATATGATCAGGGATGTTATTTCATCAGGTGATGAAATATCTGGAGTCCAATTTGTAAGAGATTTTTATTCATCAAGTTATCCAAACGGAGAAATAATTAGAAAATGATAGAAACAAGTTTTGACAGTAAAGTTAAAATACAAGATGTAATAGTAAATCAACTTCCCAACTTTATTCGGGATGAGAGTCCGAATACTGAAGAATTTTTAAAACAATATTATATTTCTCAAGAATATAAAGGTGGATCAATCGATATTGTTGATAATCTAGAAAGTTATTTAAATGTTAATAGTTTAGTCCCAGAAGTTATAGTTGATAGTTCTACTACAGTTGGTCTTACTACTATTGGTGCTGAAACAATACAGGTTTCCAGTACAAAAGGATTCCCAAATGAATATGGTTTACTAAAAATTGATGATGAAATAATTACCTATACTGGAAAGACTGTAGATAGTTTCACTGGTTGTCAACGTGGATTTAGTGGTATCACTAGTTATCACTCAGAAATAAACAAAGAAAATTTAGTATTCAGTTCCTCATCTGCAGCAATACATGAAGGATCGTCTATAGTTCAAAACTTGAGTTCTTTATTTTTAAAAGAATTTTATAAAAAATTTAAAAAAACATTTTTACCAGGATTAGAAGAAACAGATTTTCAATCAAAGTTGGATGTTGGAACATTTATAGGTGAAGCTAAATCATTATATGAAACAAAGGGAACTGAGGAATCATTTAGGATTCTTTTTAACGTTTTATACGGAATAACTCCAAAAGTATTAAATTTGGAGGAAAGATTAATTAAACCATCTTTTTCCAAATATGTTAGAAGAAGAACTTGTGTAGCCGAATTATTATCAGGGAATCCAGTACTATTAAAGGGGCAATCATTATTAAAAGGATTAACTGGTCAGACACTTTTTAGATCTGATTTGGATTCTAATATAAGCGCATCTATTTCTGAGATAGAACCATTTGAAAGAAACTCTGGATTAACTGGAATTACTACTTATTTTAAAATAGGTTTATTTGTTGGTTATGATGAAGGTTCAGATGTAGAAAATGATTTTGTGATCGTTCCAAATACTAAATCTTTGGAGACTGTAGAACCAGGTGCCACTATTCTTAGTGTGGATTCCACTGTGGGATTTGGAACAACTGGAACCATCATATCAGGATTGAATACAATCACCTATACTGATAAAACAGTAAATCAGTTTTTAAATTGCACAGGCATAGGTGAAACCATCAATTCAATACAAAACATCAGATCAAATATTACATATTTTGGATATGAAGACGGAGACATTGATAGAAAAGTTACTTTAAGGTTAACTGGTGTATTATCGGACTTCGAACAAATTGAAAAAGTTGATGTTGAAGAGGGTGATATAATATCTGTTTTAAATTTAGGTGAAAAGGTTGAAAATAATAATTCAAATTATAAGGAAAAATTCTGTAATTCTTGGATTTATAACACTAGTTCTTCTTATTTTATAAAGAGTTTATCTGGATCAACATATACTGTCTTAAG